AGCTGCAATTGCGTACAATTATGCATGCTATGCAAGTGAAAATGAAAATGCAGCTGCATTTTTACAAACAAATAGTCAATTAAAGTATGTTAAGGAATGTTGTGCAATGGTCAGGTTATACAAAAAGCAAGAAATGAGGAATATGACTATGCCAGAATGGATTAAATCATGTTTCACAAATAATTATAATTCTGATGATTGGAAAGTTATTGTAAGATATTTAAAATATCAAAATATTAACTTTTTAGAATTTTTGTTAGCTTTAAAGTTACTTTTAAAAGGCATACCTAAAAAAATGTGCTTAGTTATTTATGGACCACCAGATACAGGCAAGTCATACTTTTGTTATCAATTTATTCAGTTTATGAGAGGAAAAGTTGTATCCTTCATGAACAAAAATAGTCATTTTTGGTTAATGCCTTTATTAGATTCAAAAATAGGATTTTTAGATGATGCAACTCAATGTTGTTGGATGTATTTGGACACACACATGAGAAATGCATTTGATGGTAATGCAGTTTCTGTTGATGTGAAACATAAAAATTTACAACAAATAGTTTTACCACCTATGTTAATAACAACAAATTGTGATGTATGCAGAGATCCAACGTTTATGTACTTAAGGAGTAGATTAACATGTTTTAACTTTCCAAATAAGTTACCATTGTATGAAAATGGAGAACCAAAATTTAAATTTACTGATAATTGCTGGACGTCTTTTTTTAGCAAGTTTTGGAAGCACTTAGATTTACCTGAAGATGACCCAGATGGAGACACAGGAAACTCTGAGCGCACGTTTTCTTGCACAACAAGACATTCAATTGAATCTGATTGAAAAAGATTCAAAAAATTTAAAAGACCATATAGACTATTGGGAATCTATGAGAAAAGAACAAGTGCTTGCATTTTATGCAAAAAAAGAAAATATGAGCAGGCTTGGATTACAACCTCTTCCTCCTGCTAAGGTTTCTGAGCAAAAAGCAAAAGATGCAATTAGAATTCAATTACTTTTGCAATCCTTGTATAAGTCTGATTTTGGGTCTGAACCATGGACTTTATCAGAATGTAGTTTAGAAATGTTAAATGCACCTCCTAGAAATTGTTTTAAAAAACAACCGTTTACTGTAACTGTGCAATTTGACAATGATCCTAAAAATGTGTATCCTTATATATGTTATGAATATATATATTATCAAGATGATAGAGACAAATGGCATAAAGTTAAAGGTCTAGTGGATCACAATGGCCTTTATTTTAAAGAAGTGACTGGTGATTCAGTATACTTTAAACTCTTTCAACCTGATGCCACTGTATATGGCAAATCTGGACAATGGACTGTTATATTTAAAAACAAAACTATTCATTCCTCTGTCACTAGCTCCTCAAGGAGTGCGTTTGGGCCTGCTGACGAACAGCCCGGGCCTTCCACATCGTACGACAAGAGCCAACAGGAAAGATCTGGAAGCGGTCAACCAAAAGCCCTACAGGACACCGAACCACCCACCTCGACATCAACAGTACGACTTCGACGAGGACGACGAGAAAGAGAACACCATCCCTACAGACACAGAAAGTCACAATCAGAATTGGGAGCCGACTCTGCGCCAACTCCTGAAGAAGTGGGAAGAAGATCTCACACAGTTGCAGCGCATGGTCTGTCAAGACTTAGACGATTACAAGAGGAAGCTCGGGATCCACCAGTCCTAATTATTACAGGTCAACAGAATAATCTTAAATGTTGGAGGTATAGGTTCTCACAAAAATATGCAGATCTCTATGAGTGTTGTAGCTCTGCATGGAAGTGGTTGGGCCCAAAATCAGAGGGATACAGGGGTGATGCTAAATTGCTTATTGCTTTTAAAAATCCTGAACAAAGGCTATCTTTTTTAAACACTGTTGGATTACCCAAAAATACTACGTACTCTATGGGACATTTGGACTCTCTATAATGCTTCGCAGACGCAAACGGGCAAGCTCTACGGACTTATATAGATCATGCTTACAAGGGGGGGATTGCATACCTGATGTTCAAAATAAATTTGAAGGCAACACAATCGCAGATTGGTTATTGAAAATATTTGGAGGTTTAGTATACTTTGGCAATTTGGGAATTGGAACAGGAAGAGGAACTGGGGGTACTTTTGGCTATAGACCTTTTGGGGCCCCTGGGTCTGGAAGGCCAACTCAGGAACTACCTATCGCAAGACCAAATGTTGTTATAGATCCATTAGGGCCAGCACCTATTGTACCAGTAGATCCCTCTGCAGCTTCAATAGTTCCATTAGTAGAAGGCGCCCCTGATGTTGGATTTGCAGCTCCAGATGCTGGACCTGCAGCAGGTGGAACTGATATTGAATTATACACTATAACAGATTCCACAACAGATGTTGGTGCTGTTGGTGGTGGGCCCACTGTTACCTCTAACGAAGAATTTGAAGTAGCTGTTATAGATGCACAACCAATTGCACCCTATCCAAAGCAATTATTATATGACTCTACTATAGCAGCAACTTTTGAAACACAGATTAATCCCTTCATAAATCCAGACATAAATAATGTTAATGTATTAGTTGACCCCAGCTTTGCAGGAGACACTGTAGGAGACTACTTTTATGAAGAGATACCTTTGGAACGTTTAGATATTCAAACCTTTGACATTTTAGAGCCACCTACTGAAAGCACGCCCACCCAATTAGGTAATAGGTTTGTTTCTAGGGCAAGAGATCTGTACAGTCGATTTGTTGCACAGCAGCCAATATCTGAGCCAGATTTTTTGAGTCAACCTTCCCGCCTTGTTCAGTTTGAATATAGAAATCCCGCCTTTGACCCAGATGTGAGCCTATACTTTGAGCGGGATTTGGAAGGCCTCAGGGCAGCGCCATTGCAGGAATTTGCTGATGTAGTTTATTTAGGCAGGCCAAGAGTATCCAGCACCTCAGAAGGTACAATAAGAGTAAGTAGATTAGGTACCAGAGCAGCTTTAACAACACGTAGTGGTCTTTCTGTGGGACCTCAGGTACACTTTTATATGGATTTAAGTGATATACCTCCAGAGGATTCTATAGAGTTGCATACATTAAACGTTACACCACAAACAAGTACAATTGTAGATGATATATTAGCAACAACTACATTTGATGATCCTGCAAACTCTTTATTTACACAGTTTAATGAAGATGTATTAACAGACGATGTTGAACATAATTTTACAGAGTCTCATTTAGTTATACCAGCTACTGATGAAGAAAATGACACAGCAATAAATATTATTAATTTAAGAAATATTCCTCTTACTGTGGGCATGAATTCAGGTGACATATCTACTACACTATCAGATTATAATATTTTAGATGCATCCTTGATAGTAAACTCAAATGTTTCTGAACAGCCCCTTTTTGTTTTAGATTATTCAGATTATGATTTACATCCAGGTCTTCTTCCAAAAAGAAGACGCATAGATTATTTTTAATTTATTTTACAGATGGCTCATTGGTCCTCAACCTCTGGAAAGTTATACCTTCCACCCAGTACTCCTGTTGCCAGAGTTTTAAGCACCGATGAATATGTGAAAGGAACTGATGTTTACTTTCATGCACGCAGTGAGCGTTTACTAATTGTGGGACACCCATATTATGATATAGAAGATGGTGGAGATATCAAAGTTCCTAAAGTATCAGCAAATCAATACAGAGTTTTTCGTTGTGAATTACCAGATCCTAACAAGTTTGCTCTAATTGATACTACATTGTATAACTCAGATACAGAACGTTTGGTTTGGAAACTAGTAGGTATAGAAGTCGGGAGAGGTGGGCCTTTAGGTGTTGGATCTACTGGTCATCCCTTGTTTAATAAGGTTGGAGACACAGAAAATCCTAGCTTTTACTTAGGTCCACAAGAAAAAGATGAAAGACAAAACTTGTCTATAGATCCTAAACAAACACAGTTATTGATTGTAGGCTGCAAACCAGCTGTTGGTGAATATTGGGATTTAGCAGAACCTTGTGACAAAAACAGCTTAAATAATGGCAAGTGTCCTCCAATACAACTAGTAAACAGTTATATTCAGGATGGTGATATGGGAGATATAGGATTTGGTAATGCAAACTTTCCTAAACTACAACAGGACAGAGCAGGGGTCCCTTTAGATATAGTGGATTCAATCAGCTTATGGCCTGATCTATTAAAAATGACTAAAGATGTCTATGGGGACCATGTGTTTTTCTATGCAAAGCAAGAGCAATTATATGCCAGACATTTGTTTACCCATGCAGGACCAATTGGGGAACCTATACCTAATGTCTCAGGAGTTTATAATTATGCAGTAAACCCTAATCAACCAGAGCAAAATCGTAGAACCAATATTGGTTCCTACTTATATTTTACTACACCAAGTGGATCTTTAAATACAAGCAGTTCACAGTTATTTAATAGACCATATTGGATTCGCAGAGCTCAGGGTACGAACAATTGTATTTGTTGGGGTAATGAGGTATTTGTTACAGTATTTGATAACACCAGAAACATTAACTTTAATATTAGTGTTAAGAAAGATGTCAATCCTTTGGATCCTTTAAATGTAGCAAGTTCTTATATGTACTCAAAGGATGATTTTAATCAGTACAGCCGTCATACTGAAGAATATGAATTAGAATTTATATTTCAGTTATGTAAAGTAGGATTGGATGCTGATATATTAGCTCATCTTAATGTAATGGACCCCAGAATTTTGGAAAATTGGCAATTAGCTTATGTTCCACCAGCTCCCAGTGGTATAGGCGATACTTACAGATACTTAAAATCTGATGCTACAAAATGTCCTGCAAAAGACAGTAGCGCCGAAGTAGTAGACCCTTATAAAGAATATACTTTTTGGAATGTCAACCTTACAGAAAAGTTTTCGTCTGAACTTGATCAGTACGCCCTAGGACGAAAATTTTTGTTTCAGACTGGATTATTAAGGAAAAGAGTTAGAACTGATTACACTGTTGCTACAGTTTCCAAACCAAACAAGAGAAAACGTACCAGATAAGCTGCTGACATGCTTTCTTGGCTTTACTGTGAATATTGTACTGTGAACTCTATACTGTGAATGCTTTAGATCTGAGTCTTGAACATTTCACAAAATGAATAAACAAATAAAGTTAATGTACAGGTGTGTGTTGTCTTTGAGTCAGAGTTATTTACTCCCGCCCTTTGTAGTATAAATATGTTGCACCTCTGTGATCAATAATGTTGACCAGCTGGACGTGCTGTACACCGGTCACTTTAAGAGAGACACGACCGTTTTCGGTAAGTTTGTATGCCTTTAGGGAATATAAAGCGACCGAAGTCGGTACTTGCTAACAAAGATAAAATCTCACGAGTTAGAACAAACCTCTGAGTCACCTCAGTGCAGCTGGCAGAAGAAAGTATACCGATATCGGTTGCTATGTTTTTCTATCTAATAATAGTTGCCAACAATTATTAGACATAGAGACGTGACAACCGACTACGGTGCATATAAAAGAGCTGATCAGCACAGATTTGAAGGAGACTGATGGAGCCTCAGAGAGCTAAAAATTTGGTGGACTATTGCAAGCAACAACAGATTAGTTTTTTTGAATTAGAGCTACAGTGCTTGTTTTGTAAATTTGTTATTACTTTGCCTGACTTAGCTAGCTTTCATTGTAAAAAATTAGCTCTTGTTTATAGAGATGGTATTGCTTTTGCTGCGTGCGCTAAATGCTTAAGATTGTCTGCTATCTTTGAAAATGAGAGATATTATACTTGCTCTATAAAAGCTTACTTGCTATCTGATTTGATTGGTAGACCTTTGAGTGAAATCGCAATTCGCTGTGAAAATTGTATGTGTTTGTTGGATTATATTGAAAAGTACGATTGTATTTGTCACGGTGGTTATTTTCATTTAGTTAGAGGTAATTGGAGGGGCTGTTGTAGAAATTGTTACGAACATGAGGGGTGATAAACCAACTATTCCTGATATTGTTTTAGAAGAGCTTGTTTTGCCTGTGAATTTGCTTAGTGACGAATCTATTGAAACTGATGACATAGCAGAATCTGAAAGGTCACCATTCAAGATTGATTCTACGTGTAAGCATTGTCATTGTCGCGTTAGACTGTGTTGTGTCGCCACCGACGCAGCTATCCGTGTGTTTGAGTGCCTTCTTCAATCAGAATTTTCTTTTCTGTGTCTTAAGTGCTCCAAAGAATTGCTACGAAATGGCAGAACTTAAAGGTACAGATAATAATTCTAATGTAGAAATTATTAATGAGTTTTTTGATAATGAAGCTGTCTGTGATGATGATTCTTTTCAGGAATTGTTTGATGAAAGTACGGATGAATCTACTATCTCTAATTTAATAGATGACTCTGAAAACGTTGTGCAGGGGAATTCCCATGCATTACTAAATGCACAGCTTTCAGAGGAATATGACAAAGACCTGGTTACAGTAAAACGAAAGTTTTATGCCACCCCGGAAAAGCTCGCCTCTGATTTGAGTCCGAGACTTTCAGCGGTGCATATAACACCAGAAAGACAATCCAAAAGGCGTTTATTTAGAGACAGTGGGATTGAAGATGAAGCTGAAAATTCTATTGTTCAGGTACAGGATGATAGTTCGAATGTGGCGGGAAACAAAAATGGCGCTGATGCGGAGTTGTATTCGTTGCTTCATAGCAATAATCGTAGAGCTGCTTTGCTTTGTAAGTTTAAAGAAAAATATGGCATTCCATTTAATGAAATTACTAGAACTTTTAAAAGTAATAAGAGTTGTACACAAAATTGGATTATTGTAGTTTTTGCCTGTGCAGAAGATTTAATTGAAGCTTCCAAAACCACGATGCAAAATCATGTTTCGTATTTACAAATGATTACTTCTGATTTTTCAGCTTTGTATATTATTTGCTTTAAGGCTGCTAAGAGCAGAGAGACTGTTGTTAAATTGATTAATAGCTTGCTAAATACAAAAGAGGAACAAGTACTATGTGATCCTCCTAAAATAAAAAGTATGGCTGCAGCGTTATATTGCTATAAAAAGGTAATAGCAGATACCTGTTATAAATATGGAGACTTTCCTGACTGGATAGCCACACATACTGTTATAAATCATCAGCTAGCAACTGCAGACAGCTTTAAATTTAGTGATATGGTACAGTGGGCATACGATAATGATATGCTGGATGAAGCTGCAATTGCGTACAATTATGCATGCTATGCAAGTGAAAATGAAAATGCAGCTGCATTTTTACAAACAAATAGTCAATTAAAGTATGTTAAGGAATGTTGTGCAATGGTCAGGTTATACAAAAAG